CTGACATAGCTGTTGCGGAATCGGGCAAACACAAAGGGCCGTTGGGTCGTTTGACTTCTTCAGAGGAAGAGGGGTTTGCTATAGCGCAGGCTAAAATGGCGCACAAGGAGGCAATGGAAACTCTTCGCAGTCATTGCCGCTTATATGGTCCACCGGGCATGTGGGAATTGGTTGTGCGGGAGCAGGCCGAAGCTAGAAAACGTCAGAAAGAAGCATTAGAAGCCCAAGCTGCGGCTAGAGACAGATTGTTCTGGGGTATTTCTTTGTCTTTAGGCGTTTTAATTTTTGTTGGTGGAACTGCCGTAATGATCTGGGGTGTAGATCGGTTGGCGAATGGGTGATTTTATACAAGAACAGACTAGGAAAATACGTCGTATGTGACAAAGCTGGAAAAATTGTTATAATAACGCATCACAGCGGTATAGCAAAGGCATGGCTGGAGAAAGGAAAACGTGATGGCGACAAAACTTGATGAGTGGAAAGTCCTACCGCGTCTTATGATGTTGGTGACAACCATTATGTATATACGGTGCCTAGAATGGGCATTATCTCAACCTGACCTATCGGTATCACAGGCGGGTCTAATATCAGTCGTAACTGGAGCCTTCACAGGATCGTTCGGCATATGGATGGGTAAGGAGTCTAAGTAATGTTGCAGTCACTTATAGGTCCAGTAGCAAACCTCGCAGGGTCTTGGTTACAAGGTAAAGCTGACAAGAACGCAGCATCCGCAGAGTTGAAGCTCACAGAGGCAAAAGCAAAAGCCCAGATATTGTTGTCCGAAAAAACAAGCGTTGCCGATTGGGAGCGCATAATGGCAGAGGGTTCTAAATCAAGCTGGAAAGACGAATGGTTCGTAATTGTCCTGTCAATTCCCCTTGTTTTAGCGTTTATTCCGGGCACAGAAGGTTGGGTTGATAAAGGATTTGAGCAACTTTCCAAAGCGCCCGATTGGTATTTTTATAGTTTAGGTATCGCAATTTCAGCGAGTTTTGGTGTGCGCGGGGCAACCGCGATGTTTAAGAGGAAATAATGGAAAATGTTAAATTACCGATAGCTTTAGTCGCGGCAATGGCGGTTCAGTTGGCAGGCGGTGTCTGGTGGGTTTCTCAACAGGCATCAACAATATCTGGGTTAGAGGAGACTGTAAGTCAGTTAGGTTCTCGTATGGCTATCGAAGACAACATCAATCTAAAGCGAGATGTGGAAGCCAACGCTTCTGAGCTAAATCACGCTTTTGAGGAGATTGATGACCTGTGGGATGAGCTTGCAGGACTGATGACGACCATTGGCGCTATCAACAGCATCAAGCAACGTGTGGCTTTAATAGAGAATGACTTAAAGTATATAACTCGGGACCATAATGGTATGGTGGGCGGCAGATAATATGAAAGCGAAAATCAAATGAGTAATGCGCTGAAAATACTACAAGAAAAATGCGGGTGTACGGCGGACGGTTCGTTCGGTCCAAATACAGCCCGAGGAATAGTATCGCACTATGAAATGAGCCCGGAGCGCGGAGCGCATCTTTTGGGTCAAGTTGTGCATGAAAGTGGTACGTTTAAGTACACAAAGGAAAACTTGAACTACAGTGTGGAGGCTATGATGAAGGTTTGGCCTAGCCGTTTTCCGACGGAAGAGAGTGCCAAGCCTTATTCTCGCAACCCAAAAGCACTGGCTGAAAACGTGTATTTTGGTAGGATGGGCAATGATTCCAAGGAAAAAGCGGGTTTATACATAGGCCGCGGATTTTTACAATTGACCGGCTATAATAATGTAAAAGCTTTTGCTGCGGATATGGGCAAGCCCGAAGTCATTCAAGACCCTTCTCTTTTAGAAGAAGATTACGCTTTTGAGACGGCAATTTGGTTTTTTGACTCGAACAAACTTTGGAAAATATGTGATGAGGGGGTGAATGATGATACAATCAAACGTCTTACTCGTAAAATAAATGGAGGTTACACCGGGCTGGATCATCGTATTAAAGAAACCAATAAAATATACAAGTGGTTGGCAACCGCCTAGTAAGTCGCATAAGTTTACAGATAGTCCTAGCATATCTCATATAAGTTGTGCTAGGATTATATCGAACAATGTTCGATAATATGCGAGGTGGGAATGGATGAGATTTATGTGGCCGAGGCGGTCTTTCGTATCTTGAGAGAAAGACGGCAAGGGGTTACGGATTTGATGATCTACGGAAATGTCAAATCAATGGAGCAATATCGTGAGCTTATGGGCAATATGGATTGCCTAAATCACGTGGAACAGGAACTCAAGGGCCTGCTAGATAAACAGGAGCGATCCAATGACTGAACAGTCAACAAAAATTGATTTGTCCGCCGCTGCCAAGGGTGTGGCTGCGATTGCACAAACGAACAAGGGCGCTGAAAAGCCTAACCTTGCAGACGCTTACGTCGAAAAACCCCGTTTAAACCCAGAGGCGCTAGATGCTAGTCTTCTGGAAAGAATGCCCGCTCCTACTGGATGGCGTATTCTCATCTTGCCGTATCAAGGCAAGGCGAAGACTGCCGGGGGTATTTTTATTCCCAGCGAAGTTCAAGAGAAAAGCCAGATATCCACGCAGGTCGGTTACGTCCTAAAAGTCGGTCCGCTTGCTTACAAAGACCGGGATAAATTTCCTGACGGCCCGTGGTGCGCGGAAAAGCAGTGGGTATTATTTGCCCGTTATGCTGGTTCGCGCCTTCAGATCGATGGGGGAGAAGTCCGTATTCTCAATGACGACGAGGTACTAGCGACTATTTTGGACCCTGAAGACATCCAGCATTTGTAAACGAGGTAAGATATGGCTGATAATCAAGAGAACCAAGTCGAGTTAGACGTTGGTGATAACCAAGAAACGGAAGTTGAAGTTGAACAGGAGGAGGTGGCTGCGTCGGATGACAGCGGTTCCGAGGACCAGTTTACAAAGGCTGAAACTTCTACTCAAAAACGGATTGACCGTTTAACCAAAAAAATGCGTGAAGCAGAGCGCAGAGAACAGGAAGCAATAAAGTACGCTCAAGCTGTTCAAACCGAAGCTCAAACGTTGAAACAACGAATGTCCAGCTTGGACACAAATTATGTTAACGAGTACACTAACCGCGTTAACACTCAAATGCAGCAAGCGGAAAATGAACTTGCACGTGCAAGTGAGATTGGTGACAGCAAGGCACTTGTTGAGGCTCAACGAAACCTGACAAAGTTAGCCATCCAACAAGATCGTGCAAATCAGGCTAAAGCGCAACAAGATCGTGCGCAACAGCAACAACAGGCCGCTGCGCAGCACCAAGCGCGTCAGCCAATGCCCGCCCAAGCACCTAAACGCCCGGACCCTAAAGCAGAGACTTGGGCCATGAAAAACAGTTGGTTTGGCCAAGATGAGGCCATGACTTACGCGGCGTTTGGAATACATAAAAAGCTCGTTGAAGATGAAGGGTTTGACCCGACGAGCGATGACTACTATAATGAACTTGACCGGCGCATTTCGAGCAAGTTCGTAAATGCCGGAAATACCGCGAACAAACGGCCCGCTCAGACGGTTGTTGGCGCATCAAGAACACCATCTGGGCGCACTGGGAGAAAGGTTCGTCTCACCCCGAGCCAAGTCGCAATAGCGAAAAAACTGGGTGTGCCGCTAGAAGAATATGCGAAATACGTGAAGGAGTAAGAAAAATGACTGACCAAAACAACCAAAACGGTGGTTCGGCAATTAACCGTACTTCTCGCGCTAACCAAACCCGGGACAAACAGGCTGTTCGTAAGCCGTGGGCCCCACCGTCTATGCTAGACGCACCACCTGCCCCTGATGGCTTTAAGCATCGTTGGATACGCGCCGAAACGCGTGGCTTTGATGATACGAAAAACATCAGTGCTAAAATGAGGGAAGGTTGGGAACTTGTTCGTAAGGATGAATACCCTGACTTTGAATCCCCCGTTGTTGAATCAGGTAAACATGAAGGTGTGTTTGGAGTTGGCGGATTGCTTCTCGCTCGGATTCCGGAAGAAACAATTGCAGAACGAACTGATTATTTCAACAAGCGAAATATGGATCAAATGCAAGCTGTGGATCACGATATGATGCGTGAGAATGCACATTCAACCATGACAATCAGTAAACCTGATCGTCAATCTCGTGTAACCTTCGGTGGCCCCAAGAAATAGGGCTACCTCAATAGGAGTGAAATCTTATGGCAAATTCTAATACTGCCTATGGTCTTCGTCCTATCGGGCTAGTTGGCGCTGCGGCTAATACTACTGGTGTAACCCAGTATGAAATCGCTTCCAACAACACTAATGCTATTTTTCAATATTCTATCTGCGTCCCTACGGCCGCTGGTGTTATTGACCAAGCCGGTGCTACTAATGGTGGTACTACGCAAGCGTTAGGTGTCCTGATGGGCGTAGAATACGTTGACTCAGTTTCAAAGAAACCAGTCTTCATTAATTACTGGCCCGGTTCCGGTTCAGTAAGCGTTGATACAAACCACCCTGTAAAGGCGTTTGTAGCAGACAACCCAAATCAGTTGTTTAAAGTAGCGTCTGACGCGACTTTGACTGACCGTGCAACGGCTCTCGCGCATGTATTTGCAAACGCGTCGTTGGGTACATCTGCCCGCACCGGTTCTACCGACACTGGTAGTTCCAATTCCGCTTTGGGCGTTTCCACAATTGCCGTGACAGCTACTTTGCCGTTGCGTATTGTGGGCATTATGGATGACGCAGGAAACAGTGACTATGCCGCCGCTGGTATCCCGTTAATCGTCCGCTTGAACGCTCATTATAATGCACCAACCAGCCGTTTTGATTCGCAGACTACTGCGACATCAACGGGCTTATAAGGAGGGATTAATTAATGGCTATTTCTCGCGCACAATTAGCGAAAGAGCTAGAACCCGGCCTTAATGCCTTGTTCGGCCTTGAATACAATCGTTACGAAAACGAGCATGGTGAAATCTTCGAAGAAGAAAGTTCTGACAGAGCATTCGAAGAGGAAGTTATGCTCGGTGGTTTTTCCACAGCACCTGTTAAAAGCGAGGGCGGTGCCCTCACTTATGACGATGCGCAGGAAACATATACCGCTCGTTACACTCACGAAACCATTGCGTTGGCGTTTTCGATCACTGAGGAGGCTATCGAAGATAACCTTTATGATCGTCTGGCATCTCGCTACACTAAAGCTCTGGCCCGTTCTATGGCTCAGACAAAGCAAATCAAGGCAGCTTCTATCCTGAACAACGCGTTCACGGCTGGTGCTTCTGCGATTGGCGACGGTGCAGCACTTTGTTCAGCGGCCCACCCATCACTTTCTGGTAACCAGACTAACGTCTTGGCAGTTGCTGCCGACCTCAACGAGACTTCGTTGGAACAGATGTTGATCGACATTGCTGGTTTGACTGATGAACGTGGTCTAAAGATCGCTGTTCGTGGTATGAAGTTGATTATCCCGAAAGAACTGCAATTTATTGCAGAGCGGGTACTTAACTCCAATCTACGTTCCGGCACTGCCGACAACGACAACAATGCGATGAAAAACATGGGTATGATTCCAGACGGAGCCGTGGTTAACCACTTCCTGACAGACTCAGACGCATTCTTCATCAAAACTGATGCGCCTAACGGCTTCAAATACTTCAACCGTTCGCCAATTAAAACGGCAATGGAAGGGGATTTTGATACGGGCAACATGCGCTTTAAAGCGCGTGAGCGTTATTCTTTCGGTGTATCCGATTGGCGTAGCGTGTACGGTACACCCGGCGCAGCATAAGAACAGAACCTCATTCTGTCTTGTAGGGAGGGGCTTCGAAAGAGGCCCCTTTCTTTTTGTTACTTTTTGTTTTATACTTTTTTTAGGGTATAACATATTAGCTTTGTAGACAGGCCCCTGCCCACCTGACGTTGCATAGACTGCAAAGCAAAACCTTATGCAAGGGGTACTATAAAATGGCTACCACCACTTTTTCTGGGCCAATTAAAGCTGGCACAATCTCAAACACTACCGGTACAACGCTGGGTTCTAACATTAAGAACACGGGTCAAGTTGTTATGGCGCAAACATTTGCTGCGGATTTATCCGGAGGCGCTTTAGCGGCTGTGGTAACTGACGTTGTAATACCGGCTAATTCACAGATTATTGACTGTGTAATCGATGTAATTACAGCGGCGAATACTACTACCAACTTGAGCGTTGGTGACACGGTAGGCGGCGCGGCTACAATTCTGAACACTTTTGCAAGTGGCACAACCGCAGGTCGTAAGTATCCGACTACTCAAGCGGGAGGGGCACTGGCGTGGGAAGACACGGGCACCGCAGATATTCGTTTGACGGTTACTGCGTCGGCAGCAACAAACGCGGGTGAAGTACGTTTTACTATTCTTTATCAGCAAAACATTAACCTCGCTTAATAGGAGGTCTAAATGGCTGGTTCTGATGTAAGAGCAAAACGTTTGACAGGCACCGGTTCAGCCGGTGTTGGTCCTGCGCGTATACGTCAGGTTCAAATTAAAACAACCACCGGAACACCTCGTCTGACTATTTCAGACGGGAACGGCGGCACCACTGTTTTGGATATGGACTTAGACGCTTCCGACACTCATTCCGTTAACATTCCAGATGAGGGTATTCGCGTTTCTGACATTTACATAGCCACTTTTACCGCCTGTACGTCGGTAACGGTGTTTTATAGCTAAAGGAGACTACTATGGCGTCCGATGTAAAGGCCACCTACTTAACTGCTTCTGGCACGGTCTTTGCCGGACGGGCTCGAATTAAAGCTATTCACTACCAATGCGGCAGCAGCCCTTCCTTAGTTTTGAAAAATAAAGATAATTCCGGAACCACCCAGTTGACGTTAGCGTTTGCAAACGACACTGATGACAATGTTTACCTACCTGACGAGGGAATGGTTTTTGCGGATGGTTGTTTTGCGGTGCTTACGAATGTCACCAATGTGACAGTCTTTTACAACTAAAGTGAGGGATCATGGCAACAACAAAAGATGTAACAAAAACCCCGTCGGGTCGAATAAAATATAGGGGTGAAACTTTTGCCGGATTTAACAAACCAAAAAGGACCCCGGGCAAAACAAAAAAAAGTGCTGTCCTTGCAAAAAAAGGGTCCGAAATTAAGCTGGTACGCTTCGGGGACCCCAAAATGGCTATCAAAAAAGATCAACCTAAAAACAGAAAAAGTTTCCGCGCCAGACACTCTTGTGACACCGCAAAAGACAAGTTTAGCGCCCGATACTGGTCTTGCAAAGCGTGGTAAGGAAGAGATGAAGATACTAGAAGTGTTGGGTAAATTAGAAAAGCACGAAGCAGAGTGCAATTTACGGTATCAACGAATTGAAGAGAAGTTGTCTGAAAACAAGAGTGCTTTAAAAGCTTTTGATTTGAAGCTTTGGGGCTTGGCAGTCCTGATTTTAATTGCGCCTTTTGTTGGTAAATTGATGGGGTGAACACATGGCTTATTCAAAAAAGTCAAAAAAAGCGTCGTCTAAAAGCAAAGGCAGTAAAATATGTCCCGAAGGTAAAGCTTGGGCTCAACGCACTTTTGACACGTACCCTTCTGCATATGCCAATCTTGCCGCCTCTAAATATTGTAAAGACCCTAACTATGCCAAAAAATCTAAGGGCGGAAAGAGGAAGGGCAAGTAATGGGCGATTTAAAGGATTGGGTAGATGAAGATTGGGTTAGGATTGATAGCCAAGGTAATATCGCGGGCAAATGCGGTACTTCTAAAGATAAAAAAAACCCTGATCGGTGTTTACCTCGCTCTAAAGCTCAAAGTCTTAGTAAGTCTGAGCGGGCTGCAACTGCACGTAAAAAGAAGAAAGCAGGCTCTAAGGGCAAGCAGGTTGTTTCAAACACTAAGGCGGCGAAAGTGACACGAATGGCCTTGGGGGGTGAAGTTACTAAACCCAAACGCAAGTTTAACGGTAAATCCGTACCGGGAACGGCCGTTGCTCGTGGTTGTGGAGCAATTATGAGCGAAAGGCGCAAAAGAACCAGCGGTTCGGTGACGCAATCATGACGGCTACCTTAGAAAAATCCATAAAAACAGAAATAATGCGCTGGTCAAAAGAGGTTTTGGAAGTTCCAAGCCCGCATTTTAACGGCGTTCCTCCTTGCCCATACGCTCGGCAGGCGTGGGCCGATGAAAAGGTGGCCATTGTTTTTAAGCATGAAGAGAACTATCAATCCTTATATTCTTGTGTGTCCCGATATGACGATAAGTTTGATTTGGCTATTTTAGTTGACTTGGCCAACGACAAACCCCCGGAAGCTTTTCATGAGTATTTAGACGATTTAAATGATTTCATTGCTACCGGTGCTTTCATTGATAAAGACATATGGTTAATGGGTTTTCATCCCGACGACGACCAAAATGATTTTGTAGACGACGTAGAGTTTGAGGCTGAAACGGAAACTCCATATGCTATGATTTTTGTTCAGAGACTGTCTAAACTACAAGAATCGGCAGACAAGTTGGACAAAAAGGGTTATTATGGTATTTATGACCCCGAGTATAATGCGCTCGAAATATATGCTAAACGTAAAAAACTTTACAGGAGACTGAAAAATGGCGATGAAACCTCGTAAGACGAAGAAAATGCGTAGCGGTGGTATGGTTAAGAAAATGCGCGGCGGCGGTATGGTTAAGAAAATGCGCAAAGGCGGCATGGTTAAGAAAATGCGCGGCGGCGGTATGGTTAGGAAGAAGTAAATGACCCTTTCGGGAAGCAAAGACTTTGAATTGGATGTAGCGGACTACGTTGAAGAAGCGTTTGAGCGTTGCGGATTAGAGGTTCGTACTGGTTACGACCTTAAAACGGCCAAAAGGTCGTTAAATCTTATGCTTGCCGACTGGGCCAACCGGGGCTTGAATCAGTGGACTATCAAGCAGCGCACCGTAACAATGGCCGTGGGCGATGGAGACTACGATTTAGGCAAGGATGTTATCGATATTCTGTCTGTTGTAGTTAAACGCGATGGGACGGACTATTCTCTGGAACGTTTGAGTCGAGACGGCTTTTTAACAATCCCCAACAAAACAACGCAAGGGCGTGTTAATCAGTTCTTCTTAGATCGACAAATAACACCCGTTTTAAAACTCTGGCCTGTTCCAGACAATAATACGGATGTTGTTTATTACGATGCGCTTACCCGCATGGATGATGCGGACATTTACACGAACACAATGGACATGCCGTTTCGGTTTTACCCCTGTTTGGCGGCGGGTCTGGCTTACTATATTGCCTTAAAACGCGCCCCAAACCGCATACAAATGCTTAAAGCTGTTTACGAAGAAGAGTTTGATCGTGCCGCAACGGAAGACCGGGATCGGTCTTCTTTCAACGTCGTACCTAAGTACGAATATTACAGGGTGGGATAATGTCTAAATTTGCATCCGGTAAAAATTCATACGCTATTTCTGATCGATCCGGGCAACGGTATCGGTACGTGCTTATGCGTAAAGAATGGAACGGGTTGCTGGTTGGACCGGACGAATTTGAACCGAAACAGCCTCAATTGGGCCCTTTCCGTAAGGTTGTGGACCCAGAAGCCTTGCAAAATGCTCGGCCGGACCGAGTAGAACCAATGGATGTATATGTTGGCGTCCCTTTAGTAGAAAACCCTAATCTTCGGCCCGCCACAGGGTTTGGTCAGGTTGGAACAGTGACGGTGGTAACATGAGTTTTACATATGCACAGCTAAAACAAGCCGTTCAGGACTACACAGAGAACGATGAAACGACCTTTGTAACCAATTTGCCGGTTTTTATACGCCAAGCAGAAGAGCGTATCCTCAAAAACGTTCAGTTGAGCTTGTTTAAAAAGAATGTAAGTGGCGGAATGACGGCCTCAAACAAGTATTTAGCTTGTCCCAGCGATTATTTGGCTCCTTTTGCCCTGTCTTTTGTAGATTCGGACGGGGATCATGTGTTTTTGGATTTTAAAGACGTAGATTTTGTTCAATCTTTTAATCCGGACCCCTCAACTACGGGAAATCCTCGTTATTACGCGGTTTTTGACGTGGATAACTTTATTTTAGGGCCTACCCCTAACAGTGCATATTCTGTTGAATTGCATTACTTCTACCGCCCCGCAAGTTTAACGGCGGGTGCCGATAGCGCCACGACATGGTTAAGTGAAAATGCTGAAATGGCGCTGCTTTATGGAACTTTGATGGAGGCCTATATATTTATGAAGGGCGAAGCGGACGTTATGGCTATGTACGAAAAAAGGTTTACAGAAGCCATTAGCGGCATGAAAATGTTTGGCGAATCCAAAGAAGTCACCGATGAATATCGGACCGGCATGTTAATTAGGCCGAAACAATGAAATCTGAACTTGTAACACATAAGGAGACATAGGCATGGCCTTTTCAGGAAATTTCATGTGTACAAGCTTCAAGAAAGAAATTCTTGAGGCCGTGCATAACTTTAAAAACTCAGGGGGAAGCACTTTTAAGATTGCTCTCTACACCAACAGCGCGTCGTTCAACGCAGCAACTACTGCCTATACCACTTCAAACGAGGTGACAGGAACAGGGTATACGGCTGGCGGAAACACTCTAACACGAGTTGATCCAACAACATCTGGAACGACGGCTTTCACTGATTTTGCAGACACCACTTGGTCTTCTTCAACTATTACGGCTCGTGGTGCTTTGATTTATAACGACTCCGCCTCGGGAAACCCCGCTGTTGTCGTTTTAGACTTTGGTGCAGATAAAACGTCAACGAATGGTGACTTTACAGTAGTATTCCCAACGGCAGATTCTTCTAACGCCATCATACGCATAGCGTAAGGGGTAAATCCGATGGCTGCGATCACGGGATGGGGACGAGGTTCATGGTCTGAAGGGCCATGGGGCGCGGCCATTCCGGTCACGGTCACGGGCGTTTCGGCTACGGGCTCTCCGGGGTCTGTTACTGTCATTGCTGAAGCCAATGTTCCGGTTACGGGCTTGCAGGCGGCGGGTTCGGTAGGGTCTGTTCTTGTTACCGCGGATGCCAATGCGGTTGTAACGGGTGTTGCAGCTACCGGTTCTCCGGGCGCTGTTACGGTAATTGAAGGCACCGGCGTTATTATCAACGTGTCGGGGCTTGCCGCTACGGGTTCTCCCGGCGCAGTTACCGCAACGGGAACGGCGGTAGTAAACGCAACAGGTGTTGCGGGCGCGGGTCAAGTTGGCTCGGTCACGGTTACGGCCGATGCAATAACTTCGGTTACGGGGTTAGAAGCTACGGCGGATGTTGGCTCGGTCACGGTTACGGCCGCTGCGGACGTTTCACCTACGGGAGTTGCGGCTACTGGTGGTGTGGGCTCTGTAGAAGTCGGCATTTTTGTCACGGTTTCCGTAACGGCCCCGGACCCTGCATTGGGTCAAGTGGGAGTTGCCGAAGCTCAACTCAGCGTAGATGTTAACGTAACCGGTGTTTCGGCCACTGGTTTTGTTTCCGGCGTGTTAGTTTACGGAAACATTGTCCCGGATCAAAATCCGGGTTATACTAATGAAACCCCAAGTCAATCGCCTGCGTGGTCGGAGGAAACACCATCTCAGAACGCTAGTTGGACGCGGATAGCAGCGTAAGGATATAAAAGATGCCAAGTACATATACAGTAAACCTCGGGATCGAGAAACCAGCCACCGGCGAACAATCCGGTACATGGGGCGATACCACTAACGTTAACTTTGATATTCTGGACCAAGCCGTAAACGGCGCGGCGCGGGTTACGCTTACTTCGGCGGGCTCTTCGGGGTCCCCTAACACCTTGGCCATTACAAACGGCGCTACTTCGGATGGGCGCAATAAATGGGTTGAATTTTACAGTTCAGGCGATCTTGGTGGCAACGTTTTTGTTCAATTAGACCCCAATGATGCGGAAAAGATTGTTTTTGTAAGAAATAGTCTGGCAAGTAGTCGGTCTATTTTGCTTTTCCAAGGGACATATAACTCTGGCAGGGACCTAGAAATACCTGCGGGCGTTGATATGGTCGTGAAGTTTGATGGTGGCGGCGCAAGTGCGGCTACTGTTACGGACGTTTTCACCAAATTACGAGCTACTGAGATAACTACTCCGACTTTGACGGGGGGTACTGTTGTTGCAAGCACAAGCTTAAACATTGCGGGCGACGGGGCGACTGTTACCGGCATTAAAGACGAAGACAACATGGCGTCAAACAGCGCCACAAAACTGGCTACACAGCAGTCTATTAAGGCGTATGTAGATAGTCAGGTTGGCACTGTTGACACACTTGCAGAGATACTTGCTAACGGCAACACGACTGGCGGCACTGATATTGCGGTGTCTGCTAACGACGACATTACGTTTACGGATAGCAGCAAAGCCATCTTCGGTGCTGGGTCTGACTTACAGATTTACCATGATGGGTCGCATAGTCGCATAGATGAGCAAGGTACTGGTGTCCTATTCCTTCAAACAAACGGAAACAATATTCAGCTTAATAAAGGAACAAGCGAAAATATGCTTGTTGCAAATGTGGATGGTTCTGTTGACCTTTACTACGATAACAGCAAGAAACTCGCCACCACAGCCACAGGTATTGACGTAACTGGCACAGCCGTAACGGACGGTCTGACTGTTCAAGCGACTTCTGGTAGTTCAACTGGAGTAATAAGGTCTGCTGCTGGATCAAACTCCACATTATACCTTGATACGCAAGACACAACTTCTCTTAGTTACATAACGGTTAGTGGGTCTTTAGGTATTGCCACGGGTTCTGGAACACCAGAGCGTATGCGCATCTCAGCAGCGGGTGATCTGGAATTAATACAGAGTAATAACCTCTACTGGAAACACGCAGGTGGTGGAACCATACGGGCTGGAATAACTGCCGATAGTGCAGACAATCTTAAATTTTCAACAGGTTCATCTGACAGCACTGCAATGACCATCGACTCGTCGCAGCGGGTTTTGATTGGTGGGCAAACAACGGTCCCAATGGGCGGCACTAATTTCTCAGTCCAGTTGCAAGGCAGCAGTTTTGCAACAACATCTAATGTTATTCAGAGGTACGGCGATAGTTCAGCGGGTGGCATGTTTGCTTTTGCAAAGTCTCGTAATGCTACGATTGGAAGTCAGACAATCGTTCAAGATGACGACCAATTAGGTAAAATTAGATGGTACGGCTCAAACGGAAGTAATTTTACATATTACGCGGCAGAAATTGCCGTAGATGTAGATGGCGCTCCGAGTTCTGGGGCAGACATGCCCGGACGTATTGTTTTCAGCACGACAGCGGATGGTGCAGGTTCCCCAACCGAGCGTATGCGGATTTCTAATAACGGGATTAGTACGTTTACTGTCAGGACAAGTGTGGGGGGGCCGATTACCGGAGTATCCCCTGACGCAGCCTTTACTGTTCAAAACGCAGGTGCAGACATAGGAAAAATTACCGCAGTGTTTGGGGCAGACGAAAATAACAATTCGCTTACCAACAATACAAACAAAGAAGCTCGTGTAGGTATTCCTCATTACGCAACTGCGGAAGAACCACCAACTTTATTTTACACTTCGTCTACTAGCAGTGAGAATCAGCTCACTATAGGTGGCGGAACTTCTCGCATGAATGCGATGACCAGTATTAGATTTAGAACGGCATCAAACACAAATACTGTTACTGGCACCGAAGCCATGCGGATTGACTCGTCGCAGCGGGTTTTGATGGGAACGGGAACAGGTGCAACCAGCACAATCACCAATGGCTGGTGGAATGGATCAACTTCATACTCAGGCATCCTGAATGTTCAAAACGTGAACGACGGTTCGGCACAAAAATACGTCAGCTTGGCTGTGTCTCGGCACAGTAATGACGCTGAAGCAGGCCAGTTAGGGTTTGCTAAATCTCGTGGTGCTACAGCAAACTCAAAAACAACCGTTGGGAATGGTGACACTCTGGGGCTTATTACGTTCCAAGGCGCAGATGGAAGTAATTTTGTAGAAGCCGCTAGAATTACTGGGTCAACGGACAACACAGCGTCCGGCGATGAGATGCCCGGACGCCTTCAGTTTTACACCACAGCCGTTGGCGCAGCTTCCCCAACCGAGCGTATGCGGATTAATGCTCGTGGTGATGTTTACACTGCCGCAAACTCAACACTAAGTGCCAATTCAATGAATATGTATGGCAGTACAATTGTTATCCCCGGAAATACTACTAGGTATGTGACTTTTAACGGCAGTCAACTTTCTGGAGGTTCGGGAATCGCAGAAGTTACAATCGGCTTTTACGGAAGCGCAGGTACAGGAACAGGTGGCTTAAAAGTGATAGATGCAGGTCACTGGGGAGGCACAGTATATCACCAAGCGACAGAGCTATACAGATTTAGTGGACACCTCACTGTAAATGCTATCACCGAAACAGCGACTGGCTGGAAAGCTGAAGTGGTAAACGGCGTTGCTCAATCCGTAACTGGCTTTTATATGATCCATGCAAACACTGGAACGCAAAGTCAAGATATGACGGATATTGTGACCGTTGAAACATCTTAACGACTTTATATTAACCCTCAACAGCACAGGAGAAATAAACAATGGCTGTTACACACACTTGGTCGGTAGACCCAAACCTCAACACCCGCACACAGGATGGGCTTTCCGAAGTCGTATTCTCTGTGGTCTGGCGGCTTAACTCAGAAGAAACTGTAGACGGAACAACCTACAGAATTTCCTCTGGAAACCAAATCAGTTTGAACACTGATAACCTTGATCCATCGACGTTTACTGCGTTTGCTGACCTGACAGAATCTCAGGTTGTAGGCTGGGCCAAGTCTACGATTGACGCCAACGCCGCTGAAGGCGAAGGTGTGACATGCGCCGAGTGGGAAGCAGGGCATAATCGCAATATTGCGAAACAAATCAACCCGCCCACCGCCGTAGAAACCGCGCCGTGGGCTGCGGAATAACTTAACCTTAGAAAAGGAGATCGAAATGGCTGAGAAAAAAACAACGCCTATCGTGA